CACGAATTAGAGAAGATGCAAGTATTAGTAAAACAACTGCAATCACTTTACCAAGAATTGCATTTGAAATACAAACACTTTCTTACGATACAACTAGAAAATTAAATCGTGTTACAAAGATTAGAAAGACAAGTGCGAAAGGTTCTGGTAAATTAGAAACACAGTATATGCCTGTACCTTATAATGTTGATTTACAATTATTTGTTATGGCAAAAAGTGGTGATGATGCACTACAAATTATAGAACAGATATTACCTTTCTTTCAACCAGAATATACAATTACAGTCAATGATAATTTAGATATGAAACAAAAAAGAGATGTTCCTATTGTATTAACTGGTATAGATTACGAAGATAATTATGAAGGTGATTTCACAACAAGACGAGCAATCATTTATACATTATCTTTTACTGCAAAATTTTATTTGTATGGGCCTGTTACTTCACAGTCTGTTATCAAATCAGTTCAAGTTGACCAGTTTACAGATTTACCAGACAAATCACCTAAGAGAGAACAAAGATATAGTGTCACACCAGAACCAGTATCTGCTGAGTTTGACGACAACTTTGGATTCAATGAAACAACATCTTTCTTCCAAGATGCAAAAGACTTTAATCCAGAAACTGGTAGTGATGAATAAATAAGAGTAGGAGAATAAAGTGCCAATAAGAACATTACCAAGTAGAGCTATTGCAGATGCATCAATACAAGCTGTTGATATTGCAAACTCTAGTATATCAAAAGCAAAAATAGATGCAGATACACGATTAGGTCTGCAAAACGATTCAATTATATTAGATGGAACAGATGGTGCTGGTGCAAACAAAGGTGATTTTTTAACATTAAATGGTACAGATGGTTCAAGTACAAATGCAGACGATAGAATACTTTTTGACGAAACTTTTATTGATAAAATTGGATTGTTTAATATTAATACTTTAGGTTCTGGTGGAGAAGCACTTAAAGTTAATAGTGCTGGTAGTGCATTTGAATTTGGAAGTGCAGGCGGATTAGTAAAATTAGCAAGTGCAACTGCATCAGCAAGTTCAACCCTTGTATTTGACAGCACTTATTTTACTTCAACATATAAAGATTATAAAGTTACTATGCGAAATGTTATGTTTAGTAGTACATCTTCTCAAGTAAAAGTAAGAATGTCGGCTGATAATGGTTCTACTTTTGAAAGCGATAGTTATAGTTATGGTATTGATTACTGTGCTGTTAATACCTCTGCTGGTGCAAAGGTAGGTACAAGTGCAACTGGTTATGCATTAATAGCACTTGACCCAAGCACTGCTGCTAATACTCATATTTTATTTGATTTAATAAATTTTAGACTAACTTCAGCAAGTAATCATTACCCTATGTTATTAGCAACGGGAGTACAACATAACAGTAATGGTAATCAATATATGTACACTTGGTCAGCAAGGGTAAATTCTCCTAGAGCATACAATTACATAGAATTTAGTTTAAGCACTGGCAATTATGTAAGTGGTGAAGTTACTTTATATGGGATATTAGATTAATGTCTAAAGTAAATAATATTTTAGATGAAACATTGATAGGTGAACAAATTATGAAGGTTGAAGATAAACCAAAAACTGTTGTCAAAACAAATAATGAGGGTAATGATTTTGAATATCAAAGACAAAATTTTTATTCATTAGTTGAAAAAGGACAAGATGCAATAGAAGGTATATTAGACCTTGCAAGAGAAAGTGAACATCCAAGAACATATGAAGTTGCTGGACAACTCATAAAAAATGTTGCAGAGGTCACAGAGAAACTTGGTGATTTACATTTGAAGATGCAAAAGTTGAAAGAATTACCAGACAAGGGGCCGAAGAATGTAACTAATGCATTGTTTGTTGGTTCTACAACAGAACTACAAAAAATGTTAAAAAATAATAAGTAGGTAAAATGTCTGATACTAAAGTAAACAATGAGATGATTCAAGACTCTGGTAAGGTTAGTTCTACTCAGATTCAACCTAATTCAGTTTCATCTGCTGATATATCAAACGCATCAATCGTTGATACTGACATCTCTCCATCAGCTGCAATCGCATTAAATAAATTTAGTTCGCCTGGAAGTTCATCAGATTTTTTAAAAGGTGATGGAAGTTTTGGTGCTGTTGATTTAAGTGCAGTAGGTACTAATGCATTTAATATTGGTGTCTTAGGTTTCAAAATGGCAGTTAATGAAGGTTTAACAATCTTTAATCTAGTTGATGGTGTTGTTGACGAATTTAATAGTGAGGGTGGTATTGATACAAGTGAAAATTCTAATGCATCTTACGAGTCTACATCAGACTTTTATCAGAATTTATCACCAACGCCTGATGTCGCAGTACATTTAGGTGTAGATGCAGTCACTTTTGAAAATCCAGAACACGCACCTTTGGTAACAGTCACTTCTCAAGAGGCAACATTCGGTGCATTTGGAACTCAAGGTAGTATTACATTTCCAGTTTTAACAACTTCAGTAGAAGCAACAATGGTTGGTGCTGGTGGTGCTGGTAATGGTAATGGTGCTGGTGGTTCTGGTGGTAGTGTGCAAGGTACAATAACAAATCCATCTATTGCTGGTGCAACTTGGGATTTTATTGTTGGTGAAGGTGCTACTGGCCCACAAGCAAGTACCCCTCAATACACAGCTCCACAAATAGGTGGTAATGGTGGTTTTGGTGGTGGAGCAAGTGGTGCTGTCGGTGGTGGAGGTGGTTTTACTGGAATTTTTGATGGTGAAGTTACAATTATAGAAGGTGGTGCATATAACGAAATTGGATATCATCATCAACCAGATTCACCTAGCACTTACCCAGATGAGGGGCCAGGTTTTGCAGATACAGTTTCTCCAACTAATGCAAGTGAAGCAGTTTTAATCGTAGGTTCTGGTGGTGCTGGTGAAAATTCAAATGGTGCTCCACAGGCACAAGCTGGTGGTGGTGGATTTACTGCTGGTACTAATGGTTCTGGTAGTTTTAGTGTACCTACTGCTGGTTCTGGTGGAACTAATGCATCTGGTGGAGGTGCAGACCAAGAAGCAAACGGACATCAAGGGTCATATCCAGTTGGTGAAATCTCTGGTGGTGGCCCATCAGAGTGGACTCAAGAATCTCCACATCCAGATGCAATACATTTTCAAGGTGGTGGTATTGCTTATCCACCTTATCATTATGGTGGTGGTGGTTCTGGATATCACGGAGGTGGTGGTACAGCTGACCCAGGCGGTTATACTGGTGGTGCTGGTGGAGGTGCTGGATATTCAAATCCTACATATGTTCCCACTCCATCTTTAGAATATGAAACAGCAGTTGGAAGTAGAAATTCACATCCTGCTCCATTAAGTGTATTTGATGAAGCACCATATTACACATCATTACCAGCACCAAGACAAGCACTTTTTGCTGATGGTGCTAGAGGTGAAGGTGCGGCTAATGGTGCTACACAAATTGGTGGTGATGGTGGTATTCTTTTAGTTTTTGATGCTGGTTCACCATCAACAAGTATGACTTTAGTTTCAGATACATTTACTGCAAATTCTACACCATCTACTTCACGAGTTGTTGTATTTGCAGAACTAGCAGATGATTTAAATACTGATGTTGCAATATCAGTAACAAGAGATAATACAACATACAATTCAGTATCATTAACTGATACTGGGTATGTAAGTGGTTCAAGTGGTATTAAGATATATACTGGTTCAACTCCTTTAACTGGAAGTGCTAGTCCACAAGTACAGATGAGGTGGAAAGTTGTCGGTTCATCACTTACTGGTGCTAATAAAATTCACGGAGTTGCACTACAATGGGCATAACTAAGTTAGGAAATCAGAATTTAAGTAGTAACTCTATCGGAAGTGGAGAAGTGGATAGTGGTGCAGTTGATACTTCTAAAATAAGTGCAACAATTACAAACGAAGATATTTCTCCTAGTGCAAACATTTCAGCAACTAAGGTTGCATTACCTGGCCCACCATCACAATTTGTTCGTGGTGATGGTTCATTTGGTGCTATTGATACAACTGGTATTGATGAAAATGCATTTAACATTGGTGTGTTAGGGTTCAAAATGGCAGTTAATGATGGACTTACAATATTCAATTTAAAAGATGGTGTTGTAGATGAATTTAATGATGAGTCTGGTACAGATAGTGCAGAAAATACTAATACAGCTTATGACTCTACTTCAGATTTTTATACAAATCAAGGAACAAACATTCCCATACCTTCTCCAGAAATAGGTAGAACATCTATTACTTCACTTGGTTCTGGAACATATTCTGTTGAACCTGGCATTACAGCAGTTAATGTATTAGTCGTTGGGGGTGGCGGAGGTGGTGGTTCTGCTGGTTATAATGGTACTGATGGTGGTGGTGCTGGAGCTGGTGGTTTAATTTATTACCCAGATTATCCAGTAACGCCTGGTGGTTCAGTTTCAGTATCAGTAGGTGCTGGAGGTGAAGGTGCTGGGTATAATCCTCCCTCGCCTGGTTCTGCACCTTATACACCAACTGCAAGACCAGATAGTCGTAATGGAACTGGTGAATTTGGTGGTTACGAACATCCACAATATAGTTATCCAATGGGTCACACATATTACTCGCCTGGACAAACTGGTACTGATACATCTTTTGGGCCTCTTATAGGTGAAGGTGGTGGTGCTGGTGGTGGTTGGTTAACTAGTGGTTCACATCCATATATGGGTGGTGTATCTAGTGAAACTTATCACGAAGGTGGAAGTGGTGGTGCTGGTGGTGGGGGCCCTACAAGTTATTATGGGAATAGTGGGGAGGGTAAACAAGCTACAAATCATCCAATTCCATTGACCCCAACAGTTTTACCAGTAAACTCGCCTGGAAGTTTTGGTAATAATGGTGGTTTAATACAACCAGATGTTCCTAGTGACAGCGCAACTGGTGGCGGCGGTGGTGCTGGTGGTGTTGGTGGAGATGCCGAAGGAGCGGTAGGTGGAGAAGGTGGTATAGGATTAAATTATAATATTGCAGATGGTTCTACATCAGTAGGTTATGCTGGTGGTGGTGCTGGTGTTGACAACGAAAGTTTTCCACAAGGCACTTCAGTACCTTTCGGTGGTGGAGATACAAATCAAACTAATCATCAACAACCAAATTGGTTTCCTGGCTTGCCTGGTGCTGTAAATAGTGGGGGTGGTGGTGCTGGTGCAAGAAATATTAATCTTAGTTCTCCTGCTGGTGGTGGATATGGTGGAGATGGTGGGCCTGGTATTATAATAGTTGCAGAAAGTAAACGAAATGTTTCTAATACAAGTATGACTTTAGTTTCAGATACTTTCACTGCAAGTTCAACACCAACTAAAGCAAGAATTGTAGTGTTTGCAGAATTACCAGACGGTCTTTCTGATTTTACTATAAGTGCAACAAGAGACAATACTACATTTAATGCAATAACTTTAACAGATGAAGGATATGAAGCAGGAAGTTCTGGTATTAAAATATTTACTGGTAGTACACCTTTAACTGGTTCAGCAAGTCCACAAGTACAACTTAGATGGAAAATTGTGGGTTCATCTTTGAGTGGTGCAAATAAAATTCACGGAGTATCATTACAATGGGAATAACAAAAGTAAATAAAAATCTTATTGGTGATAGTGCAGTAAATTCCGATACTATTGCAGATAATAGTGTCAACTCAGATATTATATTGGATAATACTATCACAAACGCAGATGTATCACCACAAGCAAGTATTGCATTTTCAAAATTAAATTTGCCTGGTAGTGCATCAGATTTATTAAATGGTGCTGGTGGATTTCAAGCTGCAAGTGTAGCACAATCAGACACAAATACTTTTAATATTGGTGTATTAGGTTTTAAGATGGCAGTCGCAGAAGGATTGACATTGTTTAATTTAAAAGATGGTGTTGTAGATGAATTTAATGATGAATCTGGTGTAGATACTGCCGAAAATGTAGGTATAACTTATGATAGTGCATCAGATTTTTACTCTGGTGGTAGTGGTACTAATCCAAGTCCACCAACTCAAGATATAACAACTTTTACTTCCACAGGCCCACATACATATACTGTTGAATCTGGTGTTACTAATGTTAATGTATTTGTAATCGGTGGTGGAGGAGGTGGTGGCACTGGTGGTTATAATAATCTTCACGGTGGTGGTGCTGGAGCTGGTGGTGCAATATATTATCCAAATTATCCAGTAACGCCTGGTGGTACAGTTGCAGTAGTAGTTGGTGCTGGAGGTGAAGGTGGTGGATTTTTACCTCCAGCGCCTGGTTCAACACCTTACACTCCTACTGCAAGACCAGACCCATCTGTTGGTACTGGTGAGTTCGGTGGTTATGAACATCCACAGTATAATTATCCAATGGCACATACATATTATGGGCCTGGACAAACTGGTACTGATTCATCTTTCGGGCCTCTTATAGGAGAGGGTGGGGGTGCTGGTGGTGGTTATCAAACTGGTGGAACTGCACCATATGCTCCAGGCACAACCGAAACTAGTTTACATAGTGGTGGTTGTGGTGGTACAGCTGGTGGTTCAAATAATGCACCTGGCTCAAGTTTTGCGCCTGGTACTCAAACTACTAATCATCCAATTCCATTGACCCCAGCAATTTTACCAGAAAACTCACCAGGCAGTTTTGGAAATAATGGTGGAGTATTAACTCCAGGCGGTTATGATAATGCTGGTGGTGAAGGTGCTTGTGCTGGTGGTGGTGGAATAGGTGGTGCTGGTGAAGATACTGGAACAGATACTGGTGGTGCTGGTGGTGTTGGACTAAACTATAATGTATTAGATGGTACAACTTCCGTAGGTTTTGGTGGTGGTGGTCTAGGTGGTGGTCAAGCGGCAGATGGTGGTACAGAAGCTGTTCCTTTTGGTGGTGGAACTAGAAATCCATCAACTTATGGTAATCCTACTTGGACTCCAGGCTTTCCTGGCGGTGTAAACAGAGGTGGTGGTGGTGCTGGTGCAAGAAATACAGGCAATCCAACTCCTGCTGGTGGTGGTTTAGGTGGTGATGGGGGGCCAGGTATTGTTGTTGTTAAAGAATTATCAACTACATTATCAGATACTTCTACAACATTAATATCAGATACTTTTACTGCAAGTTCTACTCCGACTAAAGCAAGAATAGTTGTTTTTGCAGAAATTAATAGTACATTAAATTCACAATTAAGTGCATCTGCAACTAGAGATAATACAACTTTTAATGCGATAACTTTGACTGATAATGGATATGTGACTGGTTCATCTGGTGCAAAAATATTCACTGGTAGTACACCTTTGACTGGAACTGCAAGTCCACAAGTACAAGTTCGTTGGAAAATAGTTGGTGCTGGGTTATCTCACATTAATACTATTCACGGTGTTTCACTTCAATGGGCATAGAAAATCAATATCTAGGAAATCCTAATTTAAAGAAAGCATTTGTAAGTCAAGAGTTTACAAAGGAAAACATTCTTGAGTTTCAAAAATGTATGAATGACCCACAATATTTTATAGAAAAATATATAAAAATTGTATCATTAGATAAAGGTTTAATACCATTTGATATGTACCCTTTTCAAAAAGAAATGGTTGGTACATTTCATAACAATCGTTTTACAATCTGTAAACTACCTAGACAATCTGGTAAAACAACCACAATGGTTTCGTATATATTACATTATGTTTTATTTAATCAAAATATGAATGTCGCTATACTTGCAAACAAAGCTGCAACTGCAAGAGATATTTTATCTAGATTACAACTTGCATATGAACACTTACCTAAATGGTTGCAACAAGGAATACTATCGTGGAATAAAGGTAGTTTAGAATTAGAAAATGGTTCACGCATAGTTGCAGCCTCAACATCATCAAGTGCAGTTCGTGGTGGTTCATACAATATGATATTTTTAGATGAGTTTGCGTTTGTACCTACAAATATTGCAGAAGAGTTTTTTAGTTCAGTTTATCCTACTATTTCATCTGGTCAATCTACAAAGGTGATTATTGTATCAACACCAAATGGTATGAATATGTATTATAAATTATGGACAGATGCAGAAACAAAAAAGAATACTTATGTACCGATAGAAGTTCATTGGTCTGAAGTACCAGGCAGAGATGAAAAATGGAAAAAAGAAACGATTGGAAATACAAGTGAAGCACAGTTTCAAAAAGAATTTGAATGTGAGTTTTTAGGTTCTACTAATACTTTAATAAGTGCATCTAAAATAAAAACAATACCTTTAAGAACACCTTTAACATCTAATGC